GTCTTTCCACTTAGCTAATTCTTTATCTTTATCATCGCCTTGACCTAATATAGTAATACCTTCAAAGACTTCCTTACCGAACAATGTTTCTAAGTTATACTTACGAAATTCCTTAGCAGCATCATCCGATGTTTGACTAGTGATTACATGAAACCTATAACCATGATCAGTATATAACTTGCGTACATATTTAACAGCGTCACGCAATGGACCTAAGTTAGCCATGTGAGCAGAAGAATTGAATTGACTAACTAAGCGGTGACCTTCAGCGGGGAGAATATCTAAGACTTTACCGACATTATATTCATTAGGGTGTTTCACCTCTAAATCATGTCTATCTTTAACGTAGTTGAAGAAGTATGGTTCCCAATCTAATAGGACTCCATCACAGTCAACTAAAATTATATTATCTTTCATAAATGTATACGTCCACTGTTGTTGCAAGAGAGATTGGAATATATGATTGAGCGTTGTATCTTGCGAAGTAACTCGCTCTTTTTTCGTCTACATTATCTTTCTGCATGTAATATTTTGTCATCTTAGCGATTCGATCGATTCCACGACCAGCTAATTTAACATACAATTTAGAACCAGTTTTCTTATTGGCTGCAGATATTGTCTTTCTAATCTCTGCAATCTTTTCATCAGTAGGATCAAAAGTACCTACAAAACTATTTGAATATCTTTTCATTATGCAATACCTCTTCTAGCTTCAACTTGATTATGTGATAATTTGTATTGTTTACCATTCGTTGCTTCAACAATATATGGATATTTTTTAGCTTTAACGTTATATCCAACAACCTTAACTTTACCTAGTTGATTAATATCAATGATATCATTCTCTTTAAACTTAGTAAATAATTCTAAAGCTTTAACGTCTTTAGATTGTGTACCGGTAAGTTTACCTTCAACAGATACCGTAATAGTATTTGATGTATACCTAATACCTTTAGATTGCAATTCAACACCAGACTTCTTTTCATATTTTGCTAATAGATCATTCAATTCATTACGAAATTCTACTAATGTTGCTTTATTAAACTCTTTTATCTTTTTCATTTTTTACTTCCTTTTTTATTGTTTATAGTTCTATTATACCATAGTTTGCAGTAAAAGTACAGGAAAAAGGTGCCTAATTTCAAATTATTTGGGGATATAGTTTTATATCCCCAAAGGGATATATTCAACGCACTCCTGTGTGATTCTAAGAGTTGGCCATATAGGACAACCGTCTTTATGAGCTCTAGTGCACGTAGCACATAAGTCTATTTTATTGTTCATGAAACTCCTTAATGCATCTCTCTAATTCCTTATCCCAATTATCACGATCTTCAATAAACACTTGAGGTTCAGCATCATCCACCGCGATAATAGTAACTAATTGTTTAATAGGTATACCTGTTCTCTCTTCCCAAGCAATAGCATAAAATGTTTCTTGGATGAAGTAATTTTTAACCCACTCAAACTTCTTAGTCTTCTTACTAGTCTTATAATCAATAATAGAAATCTTACCATCAAATACTCCAACACAATCTACTCGTCCAGCAAGTTTTAAATGGTCAGAATATAATGCAAGCTCTTGTCCATATACAAGTGATAGTCTCTCGTCAAGGATAGGTTTAATAGGCATGAAGTCTGCAAGAATATTAGGCATTGCTACACCCCACATAGGATCGTTGTTAACATATTTCTCTGCCATTTCATGAACGGCTGTCCCGCGGGTACTAGCACGATAACCTATTTGGCGAGCAACATCTTCACCGACTCGCTTCTTCCAAGCTTCAATAGCTTCTTTAGACTGTATGCCTAAAATTGTAGTGATAGATGGATAGGTATTTCTACCGTGTTCATTTGGTGGGGTTGTATAGGTTCTACCAGTATCCTTTGTAGATGATACTAGATCAGCATAGCCTAAATCAATCGGTTCATGTTTAAACATAGTTTATTATTGTTGTTATAATATATCTATTATATCACAAAACGCCGCAAAAGTACACCGTTATTTAAACTATTTTGTTCTTAAATTCGTAGAGTTAGGACCTTTCTTAGGATAGGCCTTATTGATATGTGTCAAGCGATCTTTAAGATTATCATCCATCTTAGAATAAATGTCTTTAGAAGTACCAATTACCTGTGGACCTTGTAAGAATATTGCACGACAATTATGTTCTTCCATATAAGCATCTTTATCAGCGTAAGGCATGGTAGTTTCCCAAATTTCTTCGGTGTCATTATGTATAAAATTATATACTGGCATTATTCATTTAGATGTGTGGCACAATAATAAAAACCACAGATTGCTATAAGAAATGATGTGGCTATAACAAAATCATTTAGTGATAAATTTATTTCCATATACCTCTTTAACTAATGCTGAAGTCAATCCTTTATATTTTAATTTACCCTTAACAGCATTTTGCAATACTTGAGCATCCATCGGGTGGATTTGTTCAAGCATCGCTTTAAATGATTTAGTCGCTCTAGACTTATCAAGTTTAGTATCGGTTAGTGATGGTAAATGTTTTGTAATATCTTTTAGCGATTGAGTAGGTGTTTCTGATGGAGTCCAATTAACACTTTTATCAATGTTTAACTTAATTTTTTTATTAAAGTTAACTTTTAATATATCACGCAAACCAAGGCTATCGTTATCAGCAATCACTTTCATCTTATCTTCTCTAGTAGAAGCTGTTTCTACTGCGTCTAATACTTCGTATATTTCCATCCTAAAACTCTCCGGCACATTCAATTAATAAATTCATTCGTTTTTCAATCAAGAAGTTTAAAACACTTCCTGCTTTAGGGTATTTATACGTTTCGTATTGTTTAATCGATTCATCTTTAATCTTTTGTGGTGTTCTATCTAGATCAATCACTTCTCTATTTCTCATATAATTTCTAAATGCTTCTTCAGGCATAATAGCTTTAAGATCATCTTTATGATTCCACCATTCGTCTAGTAGTTTCTTTCTCATTGGGGTTTGTCTAATCTTATCAGTGAAAGAGTTATCAGGGCTTAACACATTTGGAACACCATCACCCGAATCACCTTTCATAAGATGTTCAAATGCATATCGTTGAGACGTAGATTCAGGTTTAACCATCTTTTGTTGCATAGGACTATATTGAATTACTTGACCTTGGTGATGCAATTGAATAAAGTCTTTATCAGCAGAAATAATAACAATCTTCTCACCTGTAAGAGGCTCAGATTTGTGGACTACCAAGGCACCAATGATATCATCAGCTTCAGCACTCTCTACTCGAATCACCGCATACGGGAAGTTCTCACGGATATCATTAGTAACTACATCTAAGATTCTAAAAATCTCCGTCCAGTCTTTACCATCATCAATTTTACTTGTAGTACGTGCAGCTTTATATTCAGGGAATACATCTCTACGCCACGATCGTGAATCACATGCAATAACCATCCGACCGTAGGTATGTTCAGGATACTTAACTCGGTATGAGCGTAAGTTATTTAAAATTACGTGACGAATAAGCTCTTCACTTAACTCTTCTCCTCTACCCAATTGGCCCATTATAGAACCAATGCCTATACCATTATAATCAACTATTACCATCTTCTTTCTCCATTATATAATTTTTAACTGATCCAACCCCTATCTTAATAGCAATAATACCATTATAAGAATCTTCTCTCAATAACACTTCTTCATTTACTTGCCATACCAATTCCGCATAGTTTGTATTACCTCTTGTAGTACATAGCTCTATGATTTCTCTTGTAAAGTTTTCCTTTCCTAACTCTTCAATGTCTTCTAACAATCTTTTTGATGAACCATAGTAGTCTTTCCAGTCAGTTTCAACTATCCGGTGTCTTTTATTCTTTTTACCTTTGAGAGGCTTAAGTTTTCTCTTACTTTTAAAATATTTTCTCCCAAGATAATCATGACCTGTCTTTAAGTTGGTAATACGATATATAAACCCATAGTACTCACCAACATCTTCTGAAGTAAACTCTTCTCCTTTATACGTCCACTTCGTCGAATCCATCTCGCCACTCCTGCTCTTCACCGCAGAACGGGCAGTATGGGGTTTCCATATCCATATCATTTGCCGGAACCATTTCTTTAACATCCACATCAACCAGAACTTCATAGTTTGTATTACACTCTCTACAGATCATCGAAAGAAGTCTCCTCTAAAAATAGATATGCTTCTAATTCGTCAGAACCACCAATATGGTTATCGTTTAAAAAGATTTGCGGGTATGTTGTAGCGTTAGGCGCTAATGTTAGTAAGTCAGCTTTAGTCCATTGCACTTCATCAACTAGCCGTGTTTCATATTCAATGTTAGCTTTGTCTAAAAGCCCCTTTGCTTTGTCACAAAATGGACAGTAGTTAGTTGTCCATATAATATTGTGGTTCATTTAATCATTCCTGTAAATTAATCAATCAATCTATATATACTATAATTTGGTGGAGGATGATTTGGTTATAAGGTTCATCCTGCCTAAATCCTCAAATCACACTATGCCTATCAGGCTGCGATTGCGTAAGTATTTGCGTTAGCGTTTACTTTGGGTCTTACAACTATTAACCTTCTGTTACGATGTCGATTCCAAGTCATCCCCATTAAGGAACACACTATCGGGGGAAATAATGTGTTCCTTGGTGGAGATGGGTGGGTTCGAACCACCGTGTATCATAACTCCAATCAATAGTAAATGGTAATAAATTACCAAATTTGGTGGAAGCACTCGATAGACTTTAGCCTAACCTTATCTCCCATTATGAAGTGGTTCGTAGTTTTAAGTTCTACTAAACTTTGAGCTATTACTTATTAAATAACTTGTATAGTACAGCAGCTGCTACTAGACCTACTAGGCCTTGAGCACCAAGTTGTGATACGATACCAGTAATTGTAGCGATGATGTCACCACCTACAAATGGAACCGTTCCACCGAAAATAACCTGTAATACGATTGCAAATGCAATTAGTGCTACACCAGTTTCTGTACCTGCTTTGATCCAAGCATTGATTTTATCTAACATATTTCTTACCTCTTGTTGTTTTAAAATAGTTTCACAACGTCCCGGTTGTCTTACATTAACTATTCAGACGAATAGCAAATTTATTTATACATTTTAATATATCTATTATAACATATTTCTCAGCAAATGTACACCGTTATTTACACGCAACCTCGTGGTTGTGGCATTCCGCCATACTTACTAATAGGTTTCATTGGACCTGTCAACCATTCTTTGAATAGCACCTTCTTATCAATACCAACATACTTAGAGAATGTTCTAATTGGTGGCACGGCTTGATTCTCTTCAAAGTATTCTCTTGCTTGCATAATTTGCTTTACCATAGACTCTGTTAATACAATGTCATCTTCCTTGGCCATTTCAAACATTATTTCTTCCGACCAAATTGTTGGATCCTCAAGGTACCCATTTCCTGTTCTATCTAACATATTATAAATCCTCCATATCAAAGTCTTCATCTTTACTTGAATCAATAGCAGCGATGTAGTTAACACTCTCAATCTCTTGCGGTGCACTCTTAACATTAGTTGAATCAAGGTAATTATCTACCCACGGTAATGGATTATGTCCAATAGCAAGACCTAGCTTAGATGGATTTAAACCAATGTTGGTCATCCGTACCACAAAGATATAATCCATGTACTCTTTCAAGATATGTTCATTCATACCAATCAGGGGAGTGCCTTTAGAGAATAGATATTCAACCCAATCCATTTCTTCTTTATATGCTACTTCAAACATTTCATATGTTTCATCTTCAAGCTCTTGTGCAATCTCAACGAATCCTTCACTCTCATCTGTTCGTAGCATTTTAAGTACACGTTGAACAATATCTAAATGGATCATCTCATCTCTTGCAATTAGCTTAAAGATATTACTTGAGCCAGCCATAAGTTTAGTTGGTTGCTCAGAGAAACTCCAGTTAGTAACGAATGTACAGAAGAATCTAATACCTTCGAACATATTAAGAACTAGTGCTGCTTTGTAAATTGCAGTCTTAATTAACTTTTCATCAACTTCAGGGAAAGGCTTTGTCATACCATGATTAACCGCGGTTGAGTTAGCATCCATTCTATCAAATACACCTGTTGCCCAATCGAATGCACCTAAAATAGAAGTAGCTCTTTTCTGTACTTCTGGATCCGATGTGATAGAATCAACGAATAGGTCTACATCATTATAGATTGCACGAACCATTTCCGTATAAGACTCTGAATGCAGTAACTCATTGTTCTGGTGATTTGTAATATATAATTCCCATTCAGGGTTATTAGATATACCACCATTATTAAACAACTGAAGAGGGGCACGACCAGCACAACTATCTAATGTAATAGCAAACTTTAAACCTGCTTCATAGATATGCTTACCGGCTTCATCTAGTGATTCAAAGTCTTTCTTCTCCTTTGATAAGTCAATCTCATTCTTACTCCAATTACCAATACTTCTCATCTCTTCTGCAAAGTCCAGAATCCAAGGATACTTCGGATCATGATATGTCTGAATGTTTCTATGACATGAATTCTCACCTAAAAATAACCTTGTGCCTTTACTATGTACTGTTTCACCTAGTGAAAATATTTTACAACTCATGATATATACTCCTTCTTTAAATTGAACACGCACCAGATTCACAACCCTCAAGGATCACTTCACTAGTATTTTCTTTATCTTTACTTCTGATATAATATAAACTCTTTAGTCCATATTTGTATGCAGTAATAATATCTCTTTTAACTCTATTTGAATCAAGAATCTTTCCTTCGATTTTGGTTAGGTCATACCATTGATTAACACTCATACCTTGGTCAATAAACTTCTGGAGGATAGCCATAAGCTTAATGTATTCAGAACTATCATTGTTTGGCATATCCCAAGCTTTCATATAGTACTTTTCTTTGTCATGATCTGGAACTAAACTCTTAACGGTATAAGCTGCAGATTCAAATGTATCTGTCACACTTTGAATAGGATCAATACCTTGTGTACTATTACTAACCAATGATGAACTCGCCGTTGGAGGAATAGCAGAAAGAGACATATTGCGCATACCATGTTTAGCAATATCTTCTCTTAAACTTTCCCAATCACATAATAACTTATTATCAACAATTTGATCTACATTCTTATTATAGGTATCAATAGGCAACTTACCTTTAGAATACTCTGATCTATCAAAGTATTCACATGCTCCACGTTCTTTAGCTAATTCCATAGAGGCTTTAATTAATCCGTATTGGAAACGTTCAGCCCACTTATGTGTTAACTCTTTCGCTTTAACTGTTCCTAATCTTGCCTCTGACTTAGCTAAGAAATGAGCAAAGTCTGATATACCAATACCTAAGAATCTGTATCCTTTCGTTGGCCACTCAGCAGCATCTAACGGATACTCTTGAATATCAATAAGGTTATCTAAGAATCTAACCATCAGTTTAGTTAAGTTATCTATACGTGTAATAGAAGATAGCTTGCCAAAGTTAACACAGCCGAGAATACATAATGAGATCATACCATCATCTAAATCATAGTCTCTGATATTATCAAACTTAGTATGTTTCAACCCATCGAACTTAACTGCTTTAGTTGGCAAGAAGATTTCTGAGCACAAGTTTGTTTGTGTTACTGGCTCTGAGAACAAGCCTTGCTTATTAATGTTATCTAAGAAATGTAAATAGATTCTACCAGTACCAACACGTTCTTTAATTAACTTATTAAAGATTTCAGATGCCGGGATTTTGTTCTTTCTAATACCACGCTTATTCTCATACATCTCGTATGCTTCATTGAACTTTTCAGTATCGCCATAATGCTCAAATAACTCAGGTACTTCTTCTGATGAGAACAATGTAAAGTCTTGCTTCTTCATTAACCTCTCAATAAAAATTGATGGAATGCCGATTGTATAATCAATGAACCTAGCCCTAGTAGTATTAGAACCTTGATTGTTTTTATATTCTAGAATATCCATTATCTCCCAATTGAAGATTGGATAGTTTACTACTGTAGCGCCAGTACGTAATGAATTTTGAGTGAATTGTTTTGAAGCAGCCTCAACAGTTTTTAATAAAGGAAGTGCTCCTGTATGCTTAACGGTGTTGTTCTTGACCGGAGCCATAATACCTCTAACCGGTCCCATGTCAATACCAATACCGGCTCTCTTAGATGTCATAAGCGATAATGCATACTCAGAAGATAAGATAGACTCTGATGAATCACCCATCTTAATCTTACAACAACTACTAAACATCTTAAGCTGAGTTCTTACGCCTGATATAATCGGTGTAGGTAATGAGATCTCATCGTCTTTCAATGCTGTATAAAAATTTATAATAAGTTTCTTTCTATTCTTCTCATGAGCAAAGATAACCATTGGAATAATCATGAATGTTTCTTGTGGCATCTCTAATGATTTGCCACTCTTAACATCTTTAATAAGGTACTTGCTTTCCATCTGAACAATCGAAGCATAACCTCTATTGAAGTCGTTCTCTCTATCAAGGAATGACCCAAGTTCTTCGATCTCCTCGTCTGAATAGAAGTCTAAAATCTCAGGCGAGTATAATTTGTTCTTTACATTATTTTCAATATACGATAAAAAGTCAATAGGATCATTTGATCCATATACTTCTTTTCTCATATGTGTAATAAGAAGTCTGCCCGCATACACGTCGTAGTCAGGTTCTTGTGTACTGATTTTTTCTGCGGCTGATTTAACTAATGTTTGATGGATGTTAACTGTTGATATTTTGTTAACTAATTTGATATGTGCATTTAACGCAGTATCTGATACCGATACATTTAATCCATCAGCACATACTTCTAGTACTTCGTGGATTTTATCATAGTCTAAAGGTTCTAGAGAACCATCTCTCTTCTTGACATGTATGTCTGACATTCTTTCTCCAATTCAATTCAAAAATAACTTAATATAGTTATATTATAACACAGTTTACCGCAAAAGTAAACCCTATTTTACATTATATGCAGTAAATAAAATACCGGTGGTAGACTTATATATATCAATTCCAGAAAAAGAACCCGCTGGGATAGTGTTACTTAATGATATCACTGAGCCTTTAACCACGCGATCGGTTAAAGTTTCATTTAAGATATAATCTCCAGGAAGGAGATTGTGATTGTCTTCATTTAAATCAGGTGCTATATCAACACCCAACTCATCTAAAGCTCTGTTTAGTTGTTCTTCACTCATGCCAGTCTCTTCTCTTAATAGATATAAGGCTGCGGCATATGATTTAATTCGAGATGAACCAAAAGGAACCTTCTCAAGAATACGCTTAATATTGAATACTAATCGATGGAAAGTAGTGAACGCCTCTTTCTGCGCTATCGACAATAGATCTTTAGTCTTAATAAGGTTCTTACCTTTATCATCGATGATGCCTTCGTCATACGCATCCATATCTTTCCAATCCGTTACTAAAATCTTTAAGAAACGATATGTATAATATAAGTCAGCTGCTCTTGAAATTCCCATTTATAATTCTCTTAATACGTTTACAATTGTTGAGTCTAATGGGACATCAACATGACTATCTATAAGAAGATAGTTTAAATAGACCAAAAAGGTTTTACTCACACTCTTCAAAGGACAATTGGTATTTAACATTAGCATTTCTGCTGTTGCATTAGGACCAAAAGCATTACCTAATATAATAATATGATTTAAAATCAATCGTTCTTTTAAATCATCATCCCTATAATATCTCTTTATGAGTCTATTAATATATTTAAATCGTGATAAATCAGCTTTAAAGTCTTCAGTTGTTGCCCACTTAGATTGTTGATAGTGCTTTGATGCATATAGCTCAAAGTTCTCCTTTGTTAATTTCATCATATAATCTCATCAGGTTTAACTCAGTTTAGCTTTGAGTTTATTAATCCATTTGTTAGTTTCTTTTTTCTTCACAACCTTTTTCTTCACCACTTTTTTCTTCACAACCTTTTTCTTTGTGCCATTAAATGCATCACATTCAATTTGAGTAAAGGTTCCAGCACCACCAATCCACACATGATCTAAATCATTGTCTTTAATGCCAAATTCAACTGACATAGTACTATTAGCTAAAACGCCTTCTTTTTTATAACTCATATTCTTATTCCTTGCATATATCAGAGATCCAAACATTCTTTGTCTCTCCATTAATATTAACTTCTACATAATTGCTACATAATTTATTTATAATAGCCCGCTCATGAGATTCGACGATAATTACTTCATCACCGACCTCAAATAGATTCCCTTTAATGTACTTCTCTCTTAACACTGAAAGTCTCTTTAATTTTGTTTCTTGCTTGTATACGTATGTTTCTTTAAGACCTAAGCCAGCTCTAACAGAATTCATTAATGATTCAGCACCTTTGAATCCTTTAGGCATTCCTTTAGAAAATGTAATAAGATCGTTATCTTTAGCCGCAGCTCTAAGTTTAGAAGCTGACATGCCAGATACATCGTCCGAGTCAGGGTCACGTTCTCCTGCAGAAACTACATTCACGCCACCATCAAAATCATAGAATCCATGCTTACCTTTAGTACCATTATACTTATTTAAGATTTTATCAAATTCTTTAACTCTATCCGAACCAACGACAATAGTACATTTGGTAAATCCATCAGCATACGTCGCAGATAATGCTTGAAAGAAGTCACGAACAGACTTATCTAATAAGATTGATCTTGCATGCTTAGGAAACATCTTCCGCATAAACTTAACTTTATCAGTGAATCCTAACGGGTTCTTCTTTGCATCTTGTGACTGTGATGAATATACGCGGTAGGCCCCTTTAGCTACTTTAGCTACTTTATCAAGTAACTTCTCGTGGCCGTTTGTGGGCGGATTGAATCTACCAAAGGTAATAACAACCTCTTTCGCAGCTTCTTCCTTTAAGTAGTGTTCCTTAAATCCGTGAATCATTTATTTGCCTTATGTGCTGCTACTCTAGCCTTATTACCAGCTTTAACTTTAGGCATGATCTTCTTAGCTAGTTTAGCAATAACTCCTGCCTTCTTTTTAACTTTCTTTTCTAGCTTATCTCGGGCTGCTATTGGTAGGTCTGACTTACTCTTACCTTTGAGTATCTTTTTAATAATTATGTCTTTAGCTTTTTTGTGAGCCAGGTCTTTAAGTTTATCACCACTAGCAACTTTGTTTAAAGCTTTCTTCTGACCTATCTTACGCTTAGATGCGCTTTTCTTAAAAGCCATTTTCATCTTCGCACGTTGTATAGCATTTAAAGCTTCATTAACCTCTAGCATCAGACTCCCATCCTTTAATTATATCTTTACTAAAATTGTTATAACTAAATTCCATACGGTTAACGATCTTATACGCACCGTTTGTTAAATGGTCTATAGCAACATAACCTTCTGAACCGGTTACTTTAAAACCGTCTTTAGTCTTTACAAAGGTATTTATACTTTTTATAGAATCTAAGTGCGTGAGTAACATTCTCTTAACGATGACTAAATGATTTTGCATGTCAAACATAAGTATTAAATTCTTAGTATTTTCTTTATTGAACCAATCCAATGCTTCAATCTTCTTAGCATTCTTCTTAGCCTTACCCTTATCAGATTTAAGCTTATCAATCTCTTTGTCAAAGCGGTTATGGATCCACTGTACTAATTCTTCAGTATGCTTCTTGGTGTTAGTGATATCAGATTGAGCTCTTACCTTAGTGTTTCTAAAAGTATTAATATATAAATTAATCTCTTTATTTGTTGAAACCTCTTTAAGCGTAGACGATTTAATCTTATTAAACAATTTACCAGCAATAGATAAATGTTGATAGATTGTATTTGAATCCTTTTCACTTAACGTTGCACTATGATCTTCAGGCAAATCCGCAGTCTTCTGCCATACCTTAGATGTTTTAATAAAGTCACTATCTTTAACATTGAATGAAGCACTCATACCGGCAAATGAAGAGCCTGTATATTTAGTATGCCACACAACACCTATCTTAGCGGCTAATACTTCTTTAGCATCCTTTACAGGTACTGCATATACAATAGTGTTGGGGTGGAAGGTTATATACCTTTGTCCATCAATAGTCTCACCTTTAAGGTCATCTTTAGTGAACATGATATCACCTTGAAATACACCTTTAGTAACTACTTTCTTTAATTCAGTATATGCTATACGAAGCTTAGCAGCCAGATCACCTGAAGTATCAGCGTTAATGTCATCATGACTTTTATATACCTTTGGGTTTTTATTAAAGATACCTTTCTTAGCAACGAAGAACTCTCCGTCAGTAGGATCAATGCCAGCAAATACTGCAGGTGCTCCATCCCATTTAACCGTAACAGCTTTAGTATCATTGGTATGACCCACTAACATATTCCTTAAATCACGGAGAGCATTGATTGCTGCACGTGTACCATCAACTCCACCATCAATAACCATATCCTCGATATGGATCATATGTGTGTTCTTAGCTTCTGCTAAATGTCTTTCAAATGATTTCATTATGTTATCCAGGAAACAGTGTACTGAAAGATGCCTTGAATGTTCCGCCATTAACAGCAAATGTTCCTTTTTTAGATAGAGTCTTGGTGTCGTTAACCATATTTTTAAAGTCTATGTAATGGAACCAAATGTCAGTTGGATCACTATCTTTGACATTAGCAATATATCCTTTATCACCAGGCTTATCCCCAACTAACACATCAATCAAGCGTTTCATTAAACCTACAGCAATGCTTTCAGGATCATTAATCTTGGATCCGTATCCCAACTTTTTCAATTGTTTCTCAAAATCATCAGTAGTCTTTTTCATGTCTTTAAATATTTTAAAGTTCATTAGATCTTTGTTGCCCTTGAATAGCTCTGATAATTCAATAAACTTCTCAGCTGCTTCTAGTACATCAGGGTATCTGAATGACAATTCCCCTTTGAAAGATTGATTGCCTTTGCTGTTATCTTTTGAGAAGGCTTGGAATAAATTAGAGATGCCAAACAAAGTGTTTAGTAATGCTCTAAACTCTCGTCTATCCTGGAATCTTCCTAACGATATCGGATCATGTTTTGGATATGCTTTTACTTCAACAGCCAAACCATGAATACGCAAGTCTGGCTCAGTACCACCACGTGTCTCTTGGGCTCTGCCGTCAAACAACCAATATAAGGAAACTTCACCATTACCAACTGTCTTATCAGGAGCTTCTTTAAACAGCTTGATGAAAGTCTTCTTATCCTTAGGATGAAGCTTTAACTTAAAACTCTTCTTAGGAATATCATACTTACCATACACCTTCTTTTCTTTATCTGTCAACATGTCGTCAATGATGACTTGAAAGCTACTGTTAGCTGCTTCGTTTAATATATAACCTTTAAAATTGTCCATGAATATCCTTAATTTACATCCATCCAAGCTTTCACTTGGGGATTGTTTGGTAATTGACTAGCCAAAGAAGCGATCTTAGCATTTACTTAATTGTATCCGTTAATGCTTTTTGAAAATCGGACTTTGGTATATTATCCACTACCCAATAGTATAGTTGTTTCATTACCTTATCTATTTTGATCAGTGCTTTGCCGCGTTTCTTTAATGTTAAGTATGTAAAGTCTTTAACAACTACGCCATTCTTCTTACCACTTATCTTAGAAGTTCTATCATTGCCTGAAGGAGTAAACATAACGGTGTTTTCTTTGTTATTTAAAATTACAT